GATAAAAATGTAGATGAAAATGTAGATAAAAATGTAGATATAAGTGATATAATGATAGAATCAAACAAAATAAATTTAGATGATCATGTTGATGATATATATGATTCATTAATATTAGGAGATTCTGACTTTGATTCATTTTATGAAAATTTAAATGTAACAAAAGAAAATAATTTATTAAATGAGAAAGATATTTTAAAAGTATCAAGTAATATTTTAGAAAAAGAATCGCCGATAACTGATGAAAATATGAAAAAATATGCTTTTAATAATTTGGCAATAATTAAGATGATTATTAAAGAAGTTATAAAGATAAATTTAATAGAAGGAATTGAAATTCAACCAGATAATAATAATATATTTAAATTAAATGTAATTTTAGATAAATTTACAAATGAAAAATTATTAAATGAATTTGAAAAGTATAAACAACTAAATCCTACTTTTGACTCTAAAGTACATTTAACTATAGAACTACCAAAACTATATTATCCATATTCACCACCAATAATTACTATCAATGAACCAAAATTTAATGATGTATTTTTATTTTCTATAGGATCATTGGAATATTTTAAACAAGAATATTGGAACCCATCTAATACTATTGAATATACTTTGCAAGGAATAAAACATATTATTGATAATAATGGAATTATTGATCAAGATGATATTATAAATATTAATAATAATATTACAAAATTATGGCATTTATTATCATTACAAATAGAAACAAATGATATTAATATTGAATTTATAAAATTATCAAATAAAATTGATAATTCAAAAAATAGTATGGCATCAGGAATAGGATATTCTAATAATAACTCAACATCTTGGGATATTAAAAAATATTTATTTGATAAAAAAAATAAATCTTCAGATATTATTTTTAATCTAAAAGAGATAGCTAATAAATTATCAATTAATAAATTACCAAGTATTGATTTTATACAACAGAAATTAGCGCCAATACTAGATTTTTATCTATATGATGTGAATATATTAGAAATTACAAATAAAATTAATGAATATGAATATATTGTATCTATTTTAACATATATTCAATCATATAACGAACAAATTATATACAATAAAAGGAAACTCTCAAATTTAGTTTCAACATTAATTGAAACTGTTAATGATTATATTAAAATGGCAAAAAATAATGATAATGAAATAAATAATTTGTGTCAAAAAATACTTAATTTAGATAATAAAAATACTACTAGAACTAATTTGATTTTAGACAAAACAAATTATGAATGCTTAAAAGAGCTTCAATTTAATTCTATAAATATACAAAGTTTTTCAATTAAACATGAAGGTAGTAATTTAATAAATGCAAAAAGAATAATTAGAGAATTTAGTTCACTTCAAAAAAGTTTACCATTTAATTATGACTCTTCTATATTTTTTAAATATGATGAAACTAATATGAATAAAGTTAAATTTATGATAATTGGTCCAAAAGATACACCATATCAAGATGGATGTTATATTTTTGATATGTTATTACCATCAACATATCCATTAAAATGTCCGAGTGTTAATTTTTTAACAACAGGTAGAGGTTCTGTACGTTTTAATCCAAATTTATATAATCAAGGAAAAGTGTGTTTATCATTATTGGGAACTTGGCAAGGAGAAAGTTGGAATGAAAATTCAACTATTCTACAGGTTTTAGTTTCAATACAAAGTTTAATATTTATTGATCATCCATATTTTAATGAACCTTCTTATCAAAAATCATTTGGAACACCATCTGGAATGGCAGCATCTGAAAAATATAATCAAGAAGTTAAATTAAATAATATAAGATGGGCTATGATTGATAATATAGTAAATCCTCCTGAAGAATTCAAAGAAATTATTAAAATTCATTTTTCAATTAAAAAAAATGAAATTATTAAATTAGTAGAAACGTGGGGACAAAAAAACTCGACATTATTACCCCAAATTAATAAACTAAAAAATCTAATTTAGGAAAGATCTAAAAACTTTACTATTAATCTATTTATTTTTGGATAAAACTTGAGATAAATAGAAAAATTATTCCATATATTTTCTAAATTTGATATATCTGTATTATCTATTAATTTATTCAAAGATTTATATACTTTATTTTTTTTACACACTTTTATATAAAATACTAATTGTAAAATTTTAATTAATTGATTTTTAAAATAACCTATCTTAAATAAATCTTCATTAAATTTAGAATAATATTCAATAAAATAATCATATAATTTTTGTTTATTAGATAAAAAATATATATTAAATGAAGAAAAATCAGGAAGTTTTATTACATCTCTTTTTAAAAGAAAAACTAATCTAGTAGCCTCAATAATCAAATTATAATCATAATTTGATTTTTTATAATCTTTTTTCATCAGTCCAAGTAATTTTTTTAAATATAATGCATCATACATAGAATAATCTCTTAGCTCGGGAGATAATTTTTTTAAATCTATAACTTTCATCCAAAATCTACCAAGTTTTTTTTCATTTTCAATTAACCAATCCATTTGTTTTGGTAAAATAACTGAATATCTTTCTAAAAGATGATATATATTACATAATCTTAATCCACACATTATATTTACATATTCACATAAAAATCGTGTATCATATAAACTATTTGTAAATGCTATTCTTTGAGTATCTGTTTCTAAATAATTATAAATAGCAGGAATATCTAATGAATCTGTACCATGGCCAATTTTAATTATTGAGTTTGATATTAGCAAATTGTGTATTATTTTATTACTTTTTTTTTCTAATAAAGCTGGATTAAAAAATACAATTAAAACATATTTTTTTAAATAAAAAGCCATCTGAAAAATAGCAATAACACGCTCTCCATGCGATCCTGGAGGGGTATTGAATTCTAAATCAAAAGATACTATTCTTTTTATTGGTTTATTTAAATATTTTGATAAAAAATCAATAAAATATTTTTCAGATAAATTATCTTTAACAATTAATAGTTTACAACTTTTATTTATAGATTCATCAAAAAATTCTCGATCAAACATTATAATAATATTATATTATTATATTATTATAATTTTGTAATTTCAAAATAATAATTTTCTGATAATATTTCTTCATAAAATAAACCTTGTAGTTCTCCATAATTATAATCTCTTCCAAGTTTTTCTCTATAAATCTTTTGATATTCTGATTTAGTTGACCTTTCAAACAGTTCTTGAATTTTTATATCTGATAAAATAGGTCTAGCAATATATTCAGCTCTCTCAGCAACAGTCATAACATCATTAATAATAAATTTTGCATTATTATTATTCCATATCTCTAAACTATTATCTAGATTTATTTTAATTGGTACTGGATAAGTATAGTTTTGATAATTAAATGTTTTTAGTTCAACAACAAATTCTGGTAATATATTTATTAAATATTTATGATACTGTTCAATTATATTTGATTTATATCTAGTATTATTTTCCATGTTTCTTAATATAAAACCACATTCTGGTGATAACAATCCCCTCTTATTAAAAAATTCTTGAATTTTTTCATCAGGTATATATATATTATATGAAGAGTGATCAATAATTACATCTGAAAATATACTAATATCAATTACTTTATTATAACCATCTTTTATAATGTTATTTCTAACAAAATAAGGTGCACCACTTCTTTCTAAATATTGGAAAATAAACTTACCTCCTCTTTTTAAACTTTTTCTAATTAAATTTAAATAATCATCTCTAGGACAAAAATACGATACCATTAAATCTAAATGTATATTATCAATAAAATTCTCTGGTAATAATTTAATTTTATCAATTTCTTCATTAAATATAGTATACATTTCATATTGTTTATTTATATCTAGCTCATTACTATGAGTTATATGTTCATAATTATTAGTTGTTTCAATATATAATGAATAATATGGACTATTATTAAATCTAAAAAAATCATTATCATTAAAATTACCACATCCAACTAAAATATTCATAGGTTTATCTATAAATGGTAATAAATTAAATAATATTTCATAAGAACTTTGCCCAGCATATGTTCTATAATATTCTACAAAGTTCTCTTTATTAGTAATATCAATATTTGTTATAGGTAATCCTCCTATTAAATTCAAATATTTTTTTTTATATTTTAAATATTTATTTTTATACATATAATATAAATATTTATTAAATTTTAGTTAAACATTTTTTAAAACAGAAATAATAGCACCTAACTGAATCGAAGTATTAATATTACCTGCAAGATAATATTCTATTTCCGATAATCCTGCCAATATTCTTGCCATTTTTATTGGTGTAAACACTTTCTTTGTTATTATATGATTAACTAAATCATTTAAAATATCATTTAATGATAAAGATTTTTGAGACTCGATCTGTTTAACAAATTTATATGCAGTAACAATATCTGATTTAATAATCATATCTATTATTAATTCTTTTTCTTTTGGTAATGGATAACCTATATTTTTATATAACATATCCATTGTTATATTTTTAATTCCACATGTCATATACAAACTCTGTAATACATTTAATGATTTTCTCATATCACCATCTGATAATCTTATTATTTCAGTTATAACTTCATTATTTGTATTAATATTTATTTATTTAACTATTTTTTTTATATTATCTATATGATCTAATGTAGGTATTGGTGAAAATCTAAATGTAATACATCTAGATTGAAGAGATGGAATAATTTTTGTCGAATAATTGCATATCAAACAAAATCTTGTTGTTGTTGTATATATTTCAATAACACGCCTTAATGCAAATTGCGCATCATATGTCATTGAATCTGCTTCATCTAATATAACTAATTTATGTTTTTTTTTATTTACATTAAAAATTTCATTTGAAAACATTTCACTCTGAGAAAAATCTTTTATTTGTTCTCTAACTACATTAATACCACGATCATCTGAACCATTTAGTTCTAATACCATATTTGGAAATGAATCACCATACATATGTTTTGCACATGCTAAAATAGTTGTTGTTTTACCTGTACCAGGAGGACCATAAAAAATTACATGAGGAAAATTATTTTTATCCATCAAATTAGTTAATGTATTTAAAATTTCTTTATGAGAAATTATATTTATGATTTCATTAGGTCTATACTTTTCAACCCATGGTAAATTATTTGTTTCCATTTATTATATTTTATGTTTAAATATTTAAGTATAATTATTTCAATTTTATTAGATAAAATAATAATATTAAATCAACCCTTACTTTTTTAGAATCAATATCTCCTCTTCTTGGGTTTTTACTATATTTTTAAGAAATGGTGATATATTATTTTCTTTTTCAAGTAATTTTTTACTCATATGAATTGCCATTGAATGATGTGGTATCATACCTAATTTATATTGTGTTTCTGTTATTAGAAATTGATTTCTAATACACCATATGCTAAATATTACCAATGATAAACCTATAAAAAAGATATTCATTTCTGTATAAATTAATCCCATAAATAAAAACATCCACCCTGTCATAAGTAGTATCATATATGCGTCATTTATACTAAATCTTATATCATCTATTTTATCCACGGATAGATTCATAGTTGATAATAAACCTGATAATATCATTATAAAAAACATAATAATATAATGATTATTTTGTGAATGTTTCATTATATATACAAATATATTATATTATAATATTAAATAAAATCATAATTATATTAATTTATTTAAATGACACTAGTTTAGTTGTTGTGTCGGTTACATCTATTTTAAGTTTCACAACATCGTCTTTGTCATATTTATCAAATATCCCGTGACCAACTATGATTATCAACTTATTTGATTTATTTGACCAACTAAGAATTGTGTTAATAACAGTTGTTCGAAGTCCTTCTGGATGATTATCTGATGGAATAACACTAATTTCACTTAAAATTTCATCTAACAAAATTACTGATGTGTTTGATGTCAAAGCCAAATATAAATTCATACGTTGTTTTTCTCCTCCTGACATTTCATCTGTTGACTTGCCAAATAATTCTGATATACATAAGCCATCTACCAAGTAATTATCAGCATCCTTTCTAGCATCAATGTCTTCTTTTCTAAAACTAGGACAAAATTCACTTGCTTGAACTAAATGACATACAATTGAATGTAGTTCTTCCCAGGAGATATTGTTACGATTAGTATTACCAAAAAAAATATTACCACTTGTAATATTATGTGTTAACATTCTTAAAATTGTTGATTTACCTACTCCATTTGGAGCCTCGATATAATATATTTGCCCAACATTAAAAACATATGAAAGATCTTTAATTTTGATATCAACTTGAGGATCTTTTAAATCTGTCATGTAACCATATGATACTTTGTCTAGACTTACCCTCGGAGAGGTTAGGATATGCTTTGCATATCCGTCAGATGTTATATCAACTTGTTCTGATTTATTTGAC